TGTGTCGTGGACCCTTTGGGCGTTCGCCCTGTCCATGTATGAAAATGCGTGGGCGGAGCTGTACGCCTTTGAGGGCATGCTTTACGAGGTTGTCTTCCGAGTGATCTCCAACGAGGTTGCGCCCGCTTGCCCCCTGCCACCTGTGGTTGGGGTGTTTGAGGTGTTTGAACATGGTGCGCTTATGTGCGTGGCGGAAGACCGTGGCGTGCTGGCACTTATGCTGGCACGCGTCGCAGAGTCCCTGCACACACTTGCTGTGATGCTCCACCAGAAACCGATTACGTCGACTATGGTGACAGTGTCGCTCGCTCTCGTCATTTACTTGGCGATTGTGGCGGCGACGTGGATTCTGGACGCACCCAACGTCGTGACGGTGGCTTACGCTACCGCAACCAACCGGACTAGGTCCGGGGCCTCTTGGGAGGCTGCTGTGGATCGGCTCCACGTCAAGCTTCGGAGCACTGCTTCGGGCATGGTTTACGAGCTCGTCTACAACGACGAGGGTGACATTGTCGGCTACCTTCCCGAAAGGCCAGCTCTTGCTGCGCCTGAGGTAGCTGGGCGTTTTGAAGCGGCAACCCTTCACGGGACGGTTAAACCCGTCTCGACGGCGGCCGCGAAGAAACTGGGTTACATCGTCCCGCTCTTCTCTTGTGAGGGGCCCGACGGCGTGGAAGACGTCGTGATGGTGGGAACCGGCTTTAGAGTCGGGGACTGCATCGTCACGGCCCGCCACGTGGCTGAGATTGCTACACATGCAGCCCGAGTTTCCAGCAGCGGGCTTGACCTTTCTTCTCTGAAGATGGTTGAGCTCCCCGAGTACCACACATACAGTACTGGAGATGGGTCCGCGCTCGACATCGCCTATTATAGGTGCGAGCCGCGGGTCTTTTCCGTCCTCGCCATGAAAAGCGTGGACATCCAGGGCGATCGCTCTCCCCTTATGCGGGACAGCATGGTCGCCATCGCTGGCTTTAGAGCTACCGATGTTCAAACGTGCCGTGGGCTCGGGCGCGTCATCGCTCGTATCAACGACGCGGAGATGCAGTTCTCGTACAACGCACCAACAACCCCTGGCATGTCCGGGGCCCCGATTATGATCGGGAAGAAGGTCGTGGGGGTCCACTTGGGCTCCCGCGGCGGAGCTGAGAACGTGAACTATGGCTGCTATGCCGTACCTTTCCTCCGGCTGGCGGTGAACCCCAAGTACACCCCAGCCCGCCTCACCCCGCGGTTTACCGCGAGGTTGGAAAGTCCTTGGACGTCCCAGGACCGGAACTTGTTCCGGTTTGGGTTGAACGAGGATGACACATGGGCTCTTCAGTTCATGTCCACTGAGGACGTCGTGGAAACCTTTGGGATTCGCGTTAGCCGCGGACTCTTTGAGTATCTCTCAGACGAGGAGGACCTTGAGTACTTCGACCAGGAGGAGCGCGAACGCGACCGCCAGGCCGAGGACCTAGCGTTTGAGGAGGACCTCTACAACAGGATTGACGACGCCGCCTATGGCTACGAGAGTGGACTGGCGGCACAGTCGACCAAGAAGGAGAAGACCCCTCCGAGCTGGGAGCTTGTGGGAGTGGCCAGGGAGAATGATGAGGTTCTGATGGACCTTATTCACGAACACCTGAGGCGCACACGCCCGGAACTCTACGAGGACCAGGCTGCGCCGACGCCAGCCCACCAACACGTGTGGACCGTCGAGTCCGCAGTGCAAGCTGCGGGACCGGGAGCGTCCGCTCCTGTTGATCAGCCTCAGGGTTTTGGGGCGGGGCGCCAGCCAGCCAGCGAGGACTCCTTGACCTCGCCCAGTACGGCCGCTGGTGCCCCGAAAGGGAAGAGGAACGGGAAAGGGAAGAAGAACCCACCGACGACCAAACGGGCGAACAAGGCCAAAGGGAAGAAGTCCCTGAAGGCCTCGTCCAAGTCGGGCGCGTCAAAGGCTTCTACTACTGCGCGAAACGGAAAACGATCCAAGCAGAAGTGAAGGAGGTCATTGGAGACGTTAGCAAGGAGTTCTACTACCCCCGCATCAACCCCGAAGCCCTCGTGACGTCTTTGCAGACGGCAACGAGGGGGACGAAGGCTGAGATCCCTGAGGAGCTGGTCCGACCGGCTTCGCTGCGGGTCATCGAGGACTTTGCCCCGGTGGCTGGCTGGGTGTCGGACGTGGACGTGTTCTCGTCCATGGACGACATCCGGCGGGCTGTCCAGGGTGCAGCGTATGCTGTGAAGCCTGACTCCCATCCAGGATACCCCTGGTGCAACATCGCGCACTCGAAGGGCACTTTGCTCTTTGAGTCCGGTTACGGACCAGAGGTGGTGGAGTGCGCCGCAGACCGAGTGTGGCAGCTGCTCCATGGTGTGTGCCCCGAAAACGCACGCGAAGCGCTCGAGCAGGGCTTCGTCGGGATGGCTAGGCCTTTTATCAAGGTCGAGCCTCACCCGGTGCGGAAGAGAGCCGTCTATGAGGACGGTCTTCTCGTCCGCCCCCAACGCGACCGACCGATTATCGGCCGTTGCGTTGTGGACGAGCTGGCTGAGCGTGTGCTGTTCGGAGGGTTCAACAAGGCGCTCCTGGGTGCATTCCCCATGACACCTGCCGCCTACGGAATCGGTTTTACCGATGAAGTGGTGGATTCCTTCATGGGGAGGGTTTCGTCCGTCGGGACGGGCGAGACCTTCGTTTGTGACATGTCTGGTTGGGACCGGACGGTCTCCCACCAACTCCTTTCTGAGGGGATGGGGATCGTCTGTGCCCTGGGTTCTAGTGACCTGGGGAACGCCGGTTCTAACTGGGCTACAGCCATGGCGTACACCACGTACGCCTTGCCCACTGGCCAGTTGGTGGCCAAAACCGAGCCTGGTAACATGGCTAGCGGAAGCTACCTGACCTCCAGTGTTAACTCGGTTATGCGGATCTTGGTCGCTTATGCGGCCGGTGATTCCGCGGCCTGGGCGAATGGCGACGACACGATCGAAAAGTCCGACGACATGGAGAGAACTCTCGAGCTGTACCGGAGCTTCGGATTCACGGTTCGTGAGTTGCAGACGCAGTCCACAGAGCAGTTTAGTTTCTGCTCTCACCTGTTCACGCGAGACGGCGCAGAGCTTGAGTCATGGAGGCGATGCCTCTACAGACTCGCCGCGACTCTCACCGAGGAGGGGTATGTCGGCGTTATGGAGGAGATCCGTAACAACTCGGACGAGGTGAAGGAGCGTTTCAGGGCGCTCCTTCCATTCCTGAAGCGGTACTAACCGCTTCGGTTGAGTAAAACCTGGCCACCTGCTCCCTCGCGCTCTGCCGAGGGAAATCGTTATTGAGGAATGACGAGAAAATCCAACAACAAGAGCACGAAAGGTGCGACACCGGCGGCCTATAATGGCCGCACCGCGAAGTCGCGCTACCCGTCGATCTCCTCCCATACGGGACGGCAGACGACACGGATCAAGCGAACTGAGCCTCTGGCGCCGCTCGTATGCCCGGATGACCCGTACTGGACTAACGTCTGGACGGTGAACCCGGGCGTGTCGAGCCCGGCTACGCCTAGGGACGGTGTGTTCACGTGGTTGAACAGTGTTGCTCCCGGATGGGACATGTACCGTATCGACTACCTCGCTTTCCACTACGTACCGCAAGTTGGTACCACGCAGGAAGGTTCCATCGTTATGATGTTTGACCCCGACGTGGCTGACAACGTGCCTACCAACGACTCGAACGGCTTCCAAGCCGCCGAAGAGCACCAGTTTTCTGAGTGCACTCCTGTATACCAGGGTCGGACGCTGGTCATTGACCTCCAGGGCCATTACAAGGCCTTGGGGCGAGACCATCCGTTCCGGAAGGTGCGACAACATGCAATCGGAGATTCTAACCCTTTCTCTGAGTACTCCACCTACGGCGATTACGACGTGGGAACCTTTGCAGTTGCGATGGCTAACCCCGATCAAAGCTTGCACACCTTTGGACGTCTGTTCGTCGAGTACGACGTGACGTTCATGGTCACCACCCCGGATGACGAGATTAACTCGTATGCGGTGTCTGCGGGATGCGGGTGCCTGGTTTCAGGCCAAAGCGTCCTTAACGACACCCGCGGACTCGAGCCACTCGTGGGGCGGATCCCGGCTACGCTGGGTGACGCCATTTTCTCTATTCCGACCTCCACACAGTTTAAGATTGCGGAGACGGCGCAGTCCTTGTTTAAGGCTGTCAAACCGTACTTCAAGATTACGACGTACACGGACCGTGGAGGGTCGGCGGGCAACACAGGCTGGTACAGCCTGGCTAGCTCGCTCGGTGGCACAATCGCGACACTTGTTTCCAAGAACTACGCGCAAGGCTTTTCCTTCACTGACTACGTCATTGAGGGAATCGCTGGCGAGGCCTTTGAGGCAGTGGCTGCCCATCCTTCGTGGATCGGGTATGCAGCGAGTGCCGTCGAGGTGGTTGGTCCTCTGCTTTCCCTTCTGTCGGAGGAGGGGAAGCTCGCCGAACACCATCTCACCATGTATCTGGCTGGCCTCAACTTTGTTGGGGCCGAGCTGGCTGGTGATGAGAAGTACGCCGAGAAGTATCTGGTTGACGTGAACCAGTGGTTTGTCCAGTGCCGGGCTGCTATCGATGCCGCGATGGCCCTCGAGAGTGAGGGTTTCAAGGGCGTCCAGTGGCCTGGTATCCGTGAGTACACGGAACTGCTCCCAGAGCATGTTCTGGAGACCGCCGCTGACTTTGTTCAGCGGTACACGGCGTCGCCTCCCCTGTTGAAGGGTGATGGTACGTTCCAGGTGGTCGATGTCAGAGACTACCTGTGCAGTGAGGACCGGGGGTGGGTTAAGTGCCCACCTGAGGACTCACCGGCTTCCAGCTCTAGTGCTGGAGGGATCGGCCGGCCCAGACGGGCCGGTCAGGGTTCTGTCAGGCTGACTAATCGTTAGCCTGTTTGGTGAACAGAGCCCACGAGGCCCAGGACACCAACGTGTCACCTCTTCAACCGCCTGACTGGCCATCTGGTGTTTGCAATGTGGCTCCTTGGTAAGAAGGCGAGGTCGCCTGGGAACTTACGCTGAGAGTGAACAGCGGGGATGTCGTACCCCTTAACGTGTCGGCTCTAGGAAGAGCAGGTAAATTCCAATGTAGAGTGTTCCATTCTGAACCTGGCCCGT